AATAGGCTATAAAAAGAGTGAACGTGTAGTGCCTGGTAACTTGTCATTAAGACATCTGCCTTTCGTATATTTTTACTATAAGTGTCATGAATTCATTTACTGACATCGAGCCCTTTGCAGTATTGCATGCTGTGCAGCAAGCTACTAGGTTGTCATATAAGTATCCCACATTAGAGTCCACTCTGTCAAGTCCATTTGCGTTTACTGCTGGATACCAATCTTTTCCTATATTCCTTGGCAATGGTTCTGCGTTACAATAATTACAGTTCATTTTAGATATTTTTTTAAAATCATCTATAGACAAATCAAACCCGAGCTCTTTAGATCTTTTTCTTGCTTTTACCTGTGAGTAAAGCTGTCCCCACGTAATGTCTTCTGAGTAGGTTCTTCTAACAACCCCCCTGCATCCGTAGCAAGATTTTACGTCATTGAACTTGTTCGTAGTTCTTAAAAACTCTTGGTCGCATTGTGGACAAAGTGACCACCAAGACAAGGTATTTCTCACACGTTCTGGGCCTCTTAGTATTACTACTCCGTGAGAATTCTTGTACCCAACCCCCAAAAGACTTCTTGATTTTGGAAGCCCGTCTGCAACATAAATGCAGACTTTACACCTACGGATCTCTCCGTGTCTTTTGTTTAATTCAAAAATTGTATTTAAGTAGGAGTACGGGTGACCAGAGCTACAAGAGTCCGTCTTTGATCTTTTCGGGTGTTGCTTTAACCAAATTTCATAATCTATGTTTGATAGTTTCATGTACACAAGTATAACACAAAAGATAATCTATGCAAGTGCGATGGTATGAAGATGGGCTTTTAGATATTTTTACCTAAAAGCCCATCTTTACTTCTAACTTACCATTCTATGTTGGTAGAGGTTAGCGAAGCCGGAGCGTCAAAGCCCAGGTAAAAGCTTTCCTGCTCTGCATATGGCACGTGACGAACAACCTTTTCTAGATTGAATGGGTCGTGTCCAGACCAGTCGAAAGGCTCAGAGTCTGGAGATGTCGGGATCAGGGTATAGCTAGTCTCTGTTCCCTGACCATTACGCTTAATCTTCCACGACATATTTGAAATGCTTCCAGTTTCTAGAGCATACTCTCGTAGGTTATTGAACGCAGACTGCTTACCAATACCCTGAGACCAAACTGCAACGTATGGAGGCTCAAGACCATCATCTACAAGAACGTTACAGTAGAAGCGTAGTCGAGCTTTCCATCCTGCCTTTGGGTCTTTCCTAGACATCTCTTCTGCCCAGTCACGACCTTCAGAATCCATGGTGTCCAAAGCCTTACGCTTGTAATCCTTAGGATTCGTGTGCTCCTTAACAACTACTGCAAGACCTCTAGCTTCTGAATAGCTAGAAGAGTCTTCGTCAAGCTCTTCGATGAACCTAATCTTTGCCGACTGTCCGTCTGCAAGCTTTAGCCATCGAACCTTTTCTCCGCCAGACTCATACTTTGGCTTGTCTAGTAGTGCGTTGATGTCTTTTAGTCCTCTTGTAATACTCATTTTTTTCTCCTTGTTTTATTTATATTATTTTAGCATGTTGGCTATTGATTTGTCAAACGAATACTCTAACTTTTTTATATCTTCGTCAGACATGTCGCCAATGTCTTTGTATTTTTCACTTAGTTGTATTACGGATACTCGAGAGCCAAGTTTTTTAATTATCCTGTCTTTCATGTTACCGCCTGCTTCATCATTATCCGCAATAACAATTACGTTATTGAAGTATTTTTGTAGTAGGTCTGTTTGTATGTTGGATACGTTTGATCCTAAGGTAGCTACCGCTGGAAAGCCACACTGGTGTAGCCTTATAGCGTCGAAGGAGGATTCGACAACATAAACTCTGTCTGCATTCTTTACTCTATGCAAGTTGAACAAGGTCTTTGCTTTGGGCAATCCGGGGGTGTTCTTAAACTCTTTACCCTCGACGGATCTGCCTACAAAACCGAGAGGCATTCCGTTTGGGGCGTGGACTGGAATGGTGACCATGTCCCGCTTTTCAGAATAGCCAAGCTTAAAAGTTTCCATGGACTCTACGGAAATGTTTCTGCCAGAATAATAGTTCTTTGCTCTCTGGGACTGCAAGGCCGTAGAGGCAAGCCTCTGAATAGTAACTTCATCGAACAAGACGTAGGTAGGCTTGTCTATTAGCTTTCGCTCAACTTCTAAGCTTATGTTGGTTTCTGTTTGCTTGCTCTTAATAAATCTGGCTGACTCGAAATAGGTTCTGCCAGTTGTATGCATGACCAGTTCTTCCAAGTCTGCAACCTTGTGGCAGGAAAAACAAAAGAAAGTTCCCTTAGACTTGTCAACTTCTCCAGCTGGAGTACGGTGGTTTGGGTGGAATGGGCAGAACAGCAAGAAGTCAACATCGACTTCACCTTCTATTGTGAGGCCTGATCCCGTGATAACTCGTTTGATTTGCTCTTCTGAGTATAAATTGGATTTGATCCGTCTAGTCCCATCACCCATTCGCTTTTTTTCTTTCCTATGTATGAACCATATATTGTTAGTTTAAAGTTGAACATCTTTGATTTTTCATTGTATTCTATTGTGAAGTCCTGCGATATATCTATTCTAGGAACGTAACCAGAAAGCCTCATCTCTGTGTACAAAAGTATGGCGTACTCTTTACGTAGCCTTACTATTGCGGAGTCATCGTAGATGTCTCCCTCGAGATTGAAACTTTTGATTACTTTGTGATGATAGCTTTCCATACATACAGTATACTACATATCCTCGAAAGCACGGTATTTATACCAACCTTTATCAAAGTCTGCCTGAATCATAAACTCTCCCATGAAACCATTCCTGTTTTTCCTGAAGACGCATTCGATTACATCAGAGTTTGGGCCACGTCCCAGCGCAAGTACCCAGTCGGCGTCGTAAGCGATCTGACGGCTCCAGGCAGTTTGTCCTAGGGTAGGCACGGTATCTAGCTTCGTGACGTCATCTGGGGTCGCTGAGGATATGGCTAGGATAGGTATCTCTTCTGAGATAGCCATTAGCTTTAATTCTCGAGAAAGGTTCTTCATCCTAACAGTCTCGTTATCAGATTTCTGGTTTGGGGACATAAGCTGTAAGTAATCAACAATAATGAAGTCTGGTTTATACTGATCGATCTTACCTCTGATGACCGATGGGGTTACCTCTCCACCAGAGTCGTTCGATATGATATGAAACTCTGGCTTGCCCTCTAGCTTGCTCTTGTGCCACCGCCTGAGATCCTCTACCTCTACGTCACCTGCGGAAAGCTTTCTGTGAGACCAGAGCCCCTCTCCCATAATTGTAAATACACGGTTACGAACTTCTGTCTCGCTCATCTCGAGGCTTACTACCATAGGAGTCTTGCCGAGCTTCCATGCCTGTACCGCAAAGTATAGGGATAACCAAGATTTGCCAATACCTGGATAGGCAAGGAACACTCCTAGCTGTCCTGCCGTAATTCCTGCTGGGAGATAGTCGTCAAATCCTGGAAGTCCAGTTCTAATTCCCTGCACTCCAAGAGCAGTCTGATGCTGAACGTGCTCGTAATATGCAATGGCGTCCTCGATGTCTGTGGCATCAATGTCACGAATGGCAGAAGTGTTCTTCTTTAAGGCTGAGGTATCATTGATCAAGGTCTCCAGCACCTTGACACCCTCACCGTTCTGGATGTCTGTTGCTGCGTTTCTGATCATGTCCTTCAGGCTGTCATTGAGATAATCTGCCTGTAACTCTTCTAGGTGGTACTTCGTTGTTCCTACCCCAGGAACTGGCTGGAAGTCTCTGAATTTTTCAACCAGCAAGGTCGTTGGAGGAACCGATCCATTTCTTTCTGAGTATGTTCTAATAAACTCCCAGATATCTTTGTGCGTTCTCAGCAGGTTCTCCACGTTTGCCTGTAACAGGACGTGAACCTGCTTGTCCTCTAGGACTGCGGATATTAGTTTGGACTCTACGTTACTCACTCAACCACTTCTTTGCTGCAGCTCTTCGCTGCTGTCTCTCGGATAAATCTTGCTTGTACATGTCACGCTTAGAAATAATGTCATGTGCGTAGTTAGCAAAATATTTCCATGTTGGATTTTGGGCTACTTCGAAATAGTATTGTAGCAGGTCGTAACAATAATCTAAGGTATAAGACTCTACTAGAGCGTCTGCTGCCCATTGCTCTACGTTTAAATTGATTTGAGGTCTCTGCTCATACCGTGCAGTATGATACTTGCCGTATCGGCTGAGCAAGGAAAACCTTTCCTTGCGATCTGCCATTACTTAGTCTCTAACTCCTGAGATGCCTCAGTGACTTTCTCCCCGAGCTTGCCCTCTACGAATGCGTAGATACGGTCAAAGGCCTGTTCAATATTTTCTGAGTCACGCCTTGAGTCCGTAACACCAATGTCCACTCTAAGTGATTGGAAGTTTCCAAGGTTTAATGTGTAGCCTAATGCTACCGTTACTTTAGTACTTTCGATTTCCATAATGTCCCTCTCATAGAACTTATTGTATTATATGGTACCACAGATCTGTAAGACATGCAATACCCAAATGTCTTTAAATACTCTCCGACCAAGTAGGAATGAATCTTCCATCTTCTGTCTTCGTATATGCAAGCATACCATGCCCCATGCGTCTTGTCAATTCAGGAGATGTCGGAGTTATGTTATTCGTAAGTAGTTTGTCTCCCCTTGGCCTACCCATGTGGTAAGATGCAAGGATGTCTCGGATCTCTTTTACCTGTGACTCTGAATAATAGCTTCTCACTTGCCATCCTGTTGCCCCACCTTTTTGACTGCCAGTAGGCCTTGGGATCTCCTCGCGCTTCATCAGTGACGGCATGTATTTCTTATGCCTGTTTACTAGGTCTGCAGTTTCTCCTACAGTGTATGCCTTCTCCCGATTCTTTTTAAAATCACTAATAAGACAACTTTCTATTTGGTCATCAATTATATTATATACGGACATAATGCCGTTAGACCTATTGATATGATGGGCCCTCACCAGCTTGCCATTTAAGAAGTATACCTTTTTGTTACCAGGAATAACGGGTGCCTCGTTGTACTCTTCTCGAGTCCTGTATCCACGCTTTGGGTTGGGAGCCATATAGGGGCTTAGCTTCTAAAGAGGTAACCCGATAGCGATAAGGTTTACCTTCAAGGCTGCCTTACCTGTTCCGAAAAATGTTACCGTGAGGTCAACTCTAGAAGTAGTAATTTGCTTAATCGTTACGCTAAGGTCAGAACCATTCTCAGACTTTGAGGTCAGAACTGGGCTTGCTGTTACAATTGGTGGATACTTGAACTCTCCAGTATTAAAGGAGTAAGACTTGTCGATAGCAAGACCTGGAGACACGTCCGTCAGGGTTGAGTAGATGTCTATTGTTCCAGCAACTATCTTTGTGTTTGAGATTAGGCTATTCTGTGTTCCACTTGAAGTATCGATAGACGCATACTTGTACGTGGGAGACGATACCTGAGAAGAGAGCTCGTTGATAGCCGTAGCCATCTGATAGATGTAAGAAACATCCAGAGGCTGGCCTCTGTCTGGTGTTGGAATCTTTGCCATAGTTCTCCTAGTATACCATTAAATCGTTACCGTGGCTGAAAAAATTATTGCATTTGCTAAAACTGTTCTGCTAGTTGTTGGAATTGTTACCGTAAACTCATAGGATCCTGTGGGGCTAGAAGCTGGAAGGATGTGGGAGAAAGATGTCTCATAAGTTACTTTCAGATAAGAAGGCTCTAATGCTCCAGGTGCTTTGATGAATACGTAGTACGGCATGCTATCATACCTCGGGGATAGAGACCATACGATATCTACTAGGTTTTGAGATCCAACAAGTCTAGAGCTTATACCCGAACTGATGGTATTAAATATTTCTGAAATTGCTGGAACGGCTACGACATAGGTTGGAGAAAAGGCAGACCTAACATTTAAGTCGTTAGTAACAATTCTATACCTAAAGCTTACTTCGTGATCCTCGTTTACTACCCAAGAAGCTGGGCTTAGAGTTATTCTTCCGTTAGCCATTATAAACTCCTACACCTAGCCTAAACTCAACCATAGCCGAGGTATTGGGAAGCTTTACTATTGGACGAGCGACACCGTTTTCCGTATTTTCTATAACAGTATATCCAGTCATGGCATACAGCGGATTCTTAGACCCAACGTTTTCTAGACGAATTGCATCTATGGCAATATAGTAGTAAGGCAATTCAGTTCCTGCTTCGACAATCACTTCCCCAAACTGATCCACGGCGGCGGCATAAATGTTAACGTTATTTACGGCAGACCAAAGAAAAGTTCCATATATCTTGCCTTCTCCTAAAGTTTGTTCTAATACTCGATACCTTTGAGATGAGAAATCTCCGGGAGATGATTCGAAATCCAATCTGAAGGATCCTCCATTGTTAATGGTTGTAAATTCTAAGGAAAGTCTTACTCTGTTTGGAGCAAAGCCAGATGTTCCATCTACGTCAACAACTGATAGGGCTAGTCTTATTTGATCTAGTGGGGAGTTCCTGGATAGATCTACAGATGTTGCAAGGGATATGTTGTTTTGGTCTACCAAGTTCCACTCCCCAGCGATTGACGAAGAATCTGACAAATCAGAAAAGTTACTAGACAACATGACCATGTTATTAAAGTACCTGGATTGCTCTGACCGAACAATCCTCTCGTCTCTAAACATTCTATTGGTGGCGTTGGTCTGGATGACGGGGTTCTCACGAATTCCAAGAGTCATATCCTTCGAAGGAGCCAGGTTATCTAGTGGCTGATCCTCTGTAAACAGAGCGGCCTCCTGGTACTTCCATGGCTCTTCCCGTGTAAACGCGTATAAGGTTCTGCTGTCATAGCCGACAGAGGATGGGTTTGAAGATGCAGAAAATATGCCAACCTCTGTAATTTCATATCGCTCTGTGGTTGGAACCTCTGCTGAGAATACAACTTGAGAATTTCCATTCTCGTCTTGAACAAATCCTCGAGAAGTTATTGGTACCCGAAACATCTCAAAATCTAAGCTTTCCTTCTGAGACCACTCGTCAACATTTGTTGGGGTTGTTACGTACCCTCCCGGATTGGGTGGAGCTCCACAACCAATAGCAATATAAGAAGCATATGCCGGAGCAGAACCCACCAGGTACTTGCCGAATATTTCTTTTCCTTTATTTGTGATCATATTAACTCTCTTTATTCTATATTATGGTGTCTTTAATTATACCAGAGAAAAGAACCTGAATCTCTACGTCATAATTAGACTGCATATTTTTAAACTCTATCACTAACTGATTTTTTGTAGTAGACTCTTCTGACAAGTCTATGTAGGCATTGGGAGACTCGTTGCCTGAAAGGGAACCCCCGACTTCTATATCCAAGATTGGGACATAGCTCTCGAGAACCAAGCCATAAACTTTAAACAAGTCTGGCAAAGTGTTGGGCACAGCCAGTATGTTTGACGGAGAATAGTCCAACTGTAAGTCAGTGAGGTTGCTAATCACTCCGTAAGAAACATTCTGTCCGTTAAGGAGATCCGTCCTAGAGGTTAGAAGAAGCTCTTGCCCTGCTATCTGCTCAAAAAGCAAATACTCTAAGACAGAATCTGGAACTACATCAGAGTTAATGTCTACGTTATAAAGTTCTGGAATCCTTACAGATGTACTAGCCGATCCTAGATTTACTATTCTTGAAGCTTGAGTTGCCCTTGGCTGCCCTGGCTTTATCCCTGTCTGTATCCATGTCTGTATCATTGGTTTATTCTCAGCGGGGCCACGACCGAAAAAGTTTATTCTTCTTGACTGATTCATTAAGCCTTCACCTCACTTAAGTATACAGACATTTCTACAGATCCGCTAGACCTGGCATAGTCTATTTGGTAAACAACAAAGCGGTCACTCTCTGCAACTTGGTCAATCTCATTTGAGCTATAGTTTATACTGACGATGTCTCCTAGTTGCAATGTTGGGATAGAGAATACACTTAGCCCCAAGGACTTTCTTGGCACCATAACTTTATCGGCAAGCCAGGACATCATAGAGTTTGCAGTGTCTCTACTTTGTATATACGGAGCGTCTATAGTAAACTCTTGTCTTCCGTATGTAGATCTGCTGTTCCTTATATTCAAGAACTTTTCCTTAGAATATAATGGTGAGGAAACGACTACCCCGCCTTCTATTGTAGGGTTTGAAAGATCACTCTTTTTATTAAAGAAGTCGTCAACAGTCAGCTCGTTTCCAGACTCTTGGGTGAAGGCTATGCCCTGAATTCTAAGGGCTGAGTTTGTACTTGAGTCTAGGCTAATAACTGTATCAGTAGCGTTAAAGACCAAGAACTCTGCACCATAGGGACTTCCGTAGTAGGATGACACGCAGTATGTTCGAATCTTGCTGGCAGATGGAATGATCCTAGAATAAAGAGCTGGGAAGGCTTTATCATACTTGATGTTTAGGTAAGCCGCCTCTCTCATTATAGTTCCGAACTCGTCATAGTATATGTTATACTTTGGAACATCGGATGGACCAATTGATGACAAGTATGTCGATTGGACAAGTCCGCTTATGGCATACTTTGAGAATGATGAGCTTATAGTGAGGTCCTCAACTCCGAAAGCAGAACTGACGACGGGGTCTAGCTTCGAAGCGGGGCTGTCTGCATAGTTGTTTGACATGCTATAAATATTTTCAAACATGCACTT